ACCAAGACCCATGTAAGCAGCGCCATCGATCCATCCATCTAGCTTTTCTGGACTCTGAACGAGACGCGCCACTTTCACTTGATTCATGCAAAGAGCAACTTGATGCTCGACTACTTCAATTCCTAGAACAACACTCCAGAGCTTAGCTATTCGAGCAAAGTTCTCTTGTGGTGTTCCGTATTCTTGTTCCCGATCGTTGTATGTCAAACGATCAGCTTCTGCAAAGATTTCTTTGCGTTTCATTTTAGCCCCCTGGTCATCCTGTGCGCCCTTGGCTAAGTTACAAGGTGCGCACAGCGCTTGTAAATTATCCTCGTCATTGTTTCCTCCCTTAGCTAAAGGAACAATGTGGTCAATGTGATGCTCGACCTCAAACAAATCAGCGCCGCAGTGCTGGCAAACAAAAGCACAACGAGCCAAAACCCGCAGCCGGATAGTTTGAGGAAAGGACACTCTCGCTACTGGCTTTGGCTGTCGTGAGCTTTTCAGTAAAGCTTTAACATCTGATTTTAAGGACATTCATCACTTTCTGCACCTGCAGCCATTATTACTACCGCGTCGGCGATGCTTCATAATGTTTGCAGGTTTAGCGTCAAATCCATGATCCGCAAGAAGACGAGAAATTGCTGCTGCTGATATGTCGTGATTGTCAACGAGACCCAGAACAGCTTTTCTATCGTCGGACTCCATGCCATCAAGGATTCTGCTCATTTTGCAAAAATAACCTTGCTGAATAGGAGGATTCTTCAGGAACTCCTCAATTGCGTCTTTTAGGCGCATAAGTTTATGCCGCCGGTGTAGTCGATGCTGCTGGAGTCTCTTTTTGCGCAATCTTCGTTGTGATACGAAGAGCTAAAGGACTCAAGAATGGATACTTGGCAACCAATGCGCGTGTGGCAGGAGCTGCAACAGCACCAACCGCAGCGTAGGCAAATGAAGCCGCATTGAACTTTGCATGCGGACTTGCAATGTAATTTTTAGCATATTGGATAACGAATGCAGTTTCAACCGCAATAAACGCGTGCCAATATGACTTAATAAGATCTGATTGCTTCTTTGATAGTGTCATTCTTCCTCCACGTTGTTTACGTATGGAGTCACAATGTGTGACTCTTGCTCCACGTCCGCTCTTCCAGAGCCCTTCTCCGGAGCGGCAATACCTGTCACGGCAGCTGTTGCAACCATGCTCAAATGTCCTGGATCGACCGCGAAATTCGAAGCCTTCCACACCGCTAGCGCGGCAATACTACCAAGAGCAACCGCCTTGGGATCGGAATAATGCAGCTTAAACATTATGAACCAGCCTTAGCTACCATTGAGGTATATGTCCAGGCATCAATGCCTTGGTGACCTTTAAGTCCTGGATATTTAGATTGGTAAATCGGAACAAGAGCAAGTTCCTCGGCTGTTAATACGTTGGTGACTAAGTTAGCGGGCAACAGTCCCGCATTGGCCAAAGCCCGGGCAACAATGAGCTCTGCAGTGCCCTTGGCCCCAACCTTGAAGGCTGAAGTTCCAGGAAACGGAGGAGCTGCGATTACCGTGGTTTTTGCTGCTGGTGTGGTACTAGTTGAGCTGTTCATAATCGCAGCTCCACCGCCACCAAGCGCCGTAACTCCAGCAACACCAGCGGCAATACCCTTGTTCTGGGTTGAATTCACAGCTGGTCGAACTGGGTTTGGATACTTAGGGCGAACGATTGCCATAATGTTCAGGTAAGGCCGATGGCGGCGGAATACGCCGATACCATCAGCCTGAGAACCTGTTGCGTGATCCGCTGAGGTGTTACCCTCAATCACGGTAATACCAGCCGGAGAGGCGTTCTCAATAATGCCAACATGCTGAGCAATGCCATTTGTCCAGGAATAGAAAACAATGTCTCCAGCCCTGGCATCTTTGACGTTAATGACGCAGCCTTGTTTTTGGAACCAGGCAAGACCTGCCGGACAATAGCTAAATCCCTTAGGGGTTTCAGCCGCAACAAGCGCTGAGACGTTAGCTTGGGCAAACACCCAGCTAACGAACATGGCGCAATACGGTTGATTTGGCACGCCGTACCAATCTCCGTACGGGTTTTTATTGTCCGGACCCTCAATAAAGCCAATTTGTTGCTGAGCAATGTTAACAATATCAAGACCGCTTGTCACTGATATATCAACCTCTCTGCCAAATCTCCTGGCGTTACTAAATAGTCTGGTTTATCTGTCAGCAAAATCCCAGCCTTCGCATAGCATTCAGCTACCAGTTCTGAACAGATATAACCGTTCTTACTTGATAGATATTCCAATATGCGAGTGTTGGCTAGTACCTTCAGTCCCAAAATGCGCAATGCAATGTCGGCAATGACTAAAAATCCATAGGGTTTACCAATAATTTGGTGAGCCTTGTGAACAATAATCAAGCGCTGCTGGTCGCTGAGCTTTTCGTGCTGGTTCCAAGCAACTTCTGTATACTTGGAAACATAACCGATTTCTACGCCCTTGGGATTAGCTTCAATGATTCTTCCTTCGCCAATATAGATAAAGGCGTGATTCCACCTGGACAAAGTGCCCAGGCGGATTAACTTAGCCATGATTCCGTTAGTTTTAACGCAACCATAATCACCAGGACGAGGATTATAGGTTTTCGTCATCTAACGACTCCTTAATTACCTCAATGTCCTTAGCTTCTTTTTTAGTAAGCTTACGAATTTCACGCAAGATCATGGCATCGCGCTTTGTCTGACCGATCATTGCAATACCAATGATAAGTTCGACAGTAACCGCAAGCCATGAAGCAAGGTTCATCCATTTGATATAGGCATGAGTATCAGTGAACCATGTTGGTTGCATCCACCAAATAGCTGTAACAAGTGTCCAAATAATTACGAACCACCAGTTACGGATAACGCCCTGGACTTTCCACGAGATTTGCTCGCTGAACGTCAGGACGTCTTCTGTGTCTGGATGAATATATTTACGACTAAAGATCAAGCTCACCCTCCTTAATTTCAAGACGGGTGTTCTTTTTGTTTGAGCGCCTAATTGTGGCCGCTATGATGTGGACGACTACGCGATGGAATACCCACCACAGCGCTCCCCCGATCGCACCGATTGAGAACGTCCAACAGTAGATGACGTTTGCTAGATCAGATTGGTCTTGGAGTGTTATTTAATTGTTCCTTACTCTTGAGGTTTATTTCCCCCAGAGGCTATTTTACCAAGAAGAATCTTTAATGTGAGATTTTCTTGTATGAGGTTTGCAATCGTATTTTTCTGAGCTTCTAATAACTCATTTGCATCTATTTCTTGTTCCACATTATCCCCCTAGTTTTGTTACGCGAGCAGAAAGCTCTTGTACTGCTTTAATAAGTGGTGCAATAAATTGTTCGTAAGCAAGTGATTGGTAAGACTCTGGATCGTTAAGATCAGAGATAACCCAACCACCAAAGTCACCAACATTAGCGGCATCGAGCGCTGATTTTACTTCTTGTGCAATTAAACCGTAATGTGTGCGTTTTCCGGCAATGGATTCTACTTTGTAAACATCTTTTCCATTAGCATCTTTTTCTTCAACAACAGGATTACCTTTATCATCAACAACTACTTTATTTCCACCGGAGATAAACTTGTAAGCAACCGGGCGAAGTGAGTTGATAAAGTCAAGACCAAGAGGCGAATTTTCAATATCTGTTTTAAGTCTAAGATCAGAGTTGACAATAGCAGCATTGTGCAGATAAATGTGATTCCACTGATAGCTGTTGGCACCAACACCAAGGTCATATGTATTTGTCGTATTTGGAGACCAACCAGAAATTACACCGTAACCTCCGTAAAGATTTACGGTATTTGTAATGTTTAGGTTTGTATCGTAAACGTTTGTCACGTAAGAGCTCGCAGCGGTCAATTGTCCGCTATTGCTAAGTGAATAAGATCCTGCCCCTGTTGTAACCGAAGTAAATGATCCGGCTCCGCCAGATGTTATTCCGTAAAGTCCGCCCCCTAAAGTTAGCGATCCGCCGGAAATGTTAATTCCGGACGCCGCAGTTATTGAACCGTTAAATACCGATGATCCGGTCGAGTAAAACGTTGATGCGTAAACACCACGATCAGAAAAAAAGCTATAAGTAGATTGTTGACCGTTACCGTTAGTTGCCATCAAGTACGTTCCGCCGTAGTTAATGTATCCAGATTGGATACTAAAACCACCAATTGTTCCGTTGCTTGATGTAATTGTTCCAGAGATTGTCGCACTGCTCGCATTGAGCGCTCCGGTGTAAGCGTCAACCGAGAATGTTCCGCTGTTGTTGCTGATGCCAACGTTAACCATAATTGTTCCAGCGGTAATCTTTCCAGCTGTTACGCTTGCGATTACTGCGTCAGAAAGCTTTGTTGTGTCCCAACTAGAACCGTTCCAGGTCCACTGGTTGAGGATGACCCCAGTTCCTGACTGATACTGGAACCAAATATCACCCTGGCGTGTACCACTTCCGGAGTACGATGCCGTGGAATATGTGACAACGTTCTTGCCATTAGCTGTAGCTGATGCTGCAGTGGCATTAGCGTTTGCTGTTGTTGCAAGTGAATATGCAGAGGCAATAGCTGTATCTTGAACGGCAACCCAGGACGATCCGTCCCAACGGTATTGTTTATTGCCATTAGTTGTGTCAAACCAAATATCGCCAATTGCACTAGCGTTAGGAGTTGGAGCTGCATAGTAAGTCGACGTTGGAACAACGACTGCTGTGGCAGAACTGTCATAATCGCCTGAGCTGTACCATGTTGAATATGGAATCGGCGTATTAGTAATCTGAGGTGCTAGTGGCATCAGTTTCCCCTTAGATCGTTATTGAATATGGGTTCATTGGTGAAGTGTTAATCTCCACGCGCCAAGACTCGGGCGTAATGCTGTGATTAAAGCCTTCTACAACGCAATAAAGCTCCAGAGTTCTACCATCAACAGTTGTGCGCTCGATAGTAACCTGGTCGCCAATTTCAAGGGACAACAAATCAGGGTACAAGGCACCAAGAGCAAATGCAGAGAACTGCACTGATTGAACAAGGGTTTGGGGATTGTGATCTTTGTACGCCAGATATTTAGCAAGATTATCAGCGTCTGAATCGTTGAGAATTGGCGCATTTACGGTGATTGTTTTTAAGCCAAACGCCGTTGTTGAAGGCAGGTGTCTATACCGGCGCTGTGTGCCGCTTTCGCGCTGAATAAGGGCTTCGTTAATGACCTGATATGTGCCAGGGGTTGTTTCAAGCACGTCGTATTCCACGGTATTTGTGGCACGAGAATCAGACAATAGAAGTCGTGTAACGCGGCTAAACTTGTCACTTAGAGGTAGAAAAGTGGCCGTTCCCTCACGGCTAATAAAGAATCGACCAGCCTCGCACGCTACGCACTGCTCAATAATGTTCTGCAATGTAGCTGATTGTGTTGTAGCTTCCATCTGAACGGAGCCTGAAAGGTTCCTAGAATCAGTCCAGTTGGCGTAGGTCAACATTCTTCCGACTCTGGTTGATGTTGTTTCTGCAGCATATCCTGCAGGAGATACAGCTAGCGCGTACATCTTAGACAACAGAGCAATGCCATCGGTAAATGTCATTGTGGCGTTTGGTGAAAAACCCTGGTCAACAAGACTGGTTTCAAGGAATCCGACAAAAAGGTAATAACCTGTTCCCTGCCAGGTTCCAATAATGCGCGTTTTTAATCCTGCTTTTAGCTGGTTAACACCGCCTACAACGTACGGAGAACCAGACAGAGTGTATTCTGGGTCATAATAGCCGCTGAAGTTATCAACAACAATGCTGGCGTGTCCTGGGTCGTTTTTCTGGTCCGCTCTTGTGCGTCCTCGAGTAAACGAGACTTCACGAAGATCGCTGACATTGACTCTTACCCATGATCCGTTGATATAAAACTCAACAGCAATTGTTGGTCCGTTAGTCGATCCGTCAAGAAATGATGTCATTTATAGCCCCAGAGCTGAAAGTGGTGCACCCTTACGGCGCAGAAGTTGAGCTAGCTCATTGCGCATACGAACGGCAAGGTCTTTTTCGGCAATAACCGAACCTTGCACGTTGATTGTCACATTCATCCCCTGTCCCATCCCTGATTTATTTAATGGTACAACAGCCTCTGGACCGGCCTCGCCAATCAAAGCTACTGTTGGAGAACTTACTACACCGCCGTCGGCAAGGTGCGGAATCTTTGGAATGTTAATTCCAAATTCTTCTCCGCCAAGAAATGATGGCAGCTTGATGTGAATCTTATCGAGGAGACCAATAGCTCCGTTGATGAGGTCAATAATTCCGTTAATTTCCATCTTGAAGCCATCAACAATAACGCTGAAGATTTTACCTATGGCATCGCCAACAGTCTTGACAATGTTCCACAAATCCTTGAAAACGTTGATAACAATAATTATGGCATCCTTTACGGCGCCTACTGCCAGAACAGTTGCCTTCCAGGCTGCTAACAAGACAACGCCAACAACCGGAGCCAATACCGTCACAATAAAGTTGCCAACATCCTTCAGAATTGGGAAGATGGCGTTAAATACTTCCTTGACATCATTAAATACTTTTCCAAAGTCTTTTCCAAGGCTACTGAAAATGCCCATTTTTGTGCCCGTTGATTCGAAGTGTTGGCCAAGCTGGATAATCCAATCAACAACGTCTTTTATGAATGGAACTAGCTTTGATACCACATTACCAATTGCCTCAAATGCTGGGCGAAGAAGTGTTGTCAAAACCGGGACAATCTTGGCAAATCCCGAGGCTGCCGCAGTAAGCGCCGGATAAAGATATTGGCCAAGCTGAACCTGAAGGCCAGACATTGCAGCCGTGAACTCACGGTGCGCCATAATGTTGGCTTGAACAGCTTTTAGGTTGTTAGCAGTAAGTACAAGTCCATACTTCTGAGCTTCTTGCTCAAGTTCGACCAAACCAGCGCGTCCTTTATTGAGGAATGGCAACATTGTAAGACCAGACTTACCAAACAAAGCAACTGCTTCCGCTGTCTTCTGGACGCCGTTAGGCATCTTTGAGAACTTGTCGGCGGTCTCAAGCAATAGCTCATTCATGCTCTTAATATGACCGGATGAGTCTCTGGTCGTGATACCGAGCTCCTGAATAGGCTTTTTATTAGCTAAAACAACTGTTGAAAACTTCTTTAATGTCATTTGAGCAGCGTCGGCTGAAAGTCCGGTCTCCTCAAATGCAAAGCGTAGCTTAGAAGCATCTTCTGCAGTACCGCCAGTAACGCGCTGGATCTGCAGGACTTCGCCGCCAACTTTTTGGAACTCGTTAATGGATTCCTTGGCAAATCCTGTAACCTCGTTCAGAGCACTGGTCATCAGGTTACCGCTGAATACGCCAGCGGCTATTTCCTTNAT